CCATTAATATGATACCCTAATATATTAGTATCACTTGTTTATACTCTTTTTTCTATAGATTTATAAACTTCTACACCTTCATCTGTCTTAAACCACGCAGCTAAAGCTGAATATGGGTTTTCGTCAAATGGTACAGTGAATAGTTTTCTGTCATTTGAACTCCAGTGAAAAGTTCTTTGATCTTGTGATAAGTTAATTATTTGAGCTTCAATAGCTTTTATACCAAAGTTTCTTAGCTGAACGTTTTCGTCGTTAGCTAGGTTTAAAAATAAACCTGGTTTTCTTTTAGCAAATAATAACAAGTCTCTTTTAAGTTCTTTAGATTTCATGTTAGAAACCGAGCTTCCTTTTTCAACTCTAAGTATAGCCTCAGCTTGATCTACGTCCATTTCCATCGCAGCATTAAGCGCATGCACTTCCATTTCTATAATATCTAAATCATCTTCAGCTTCTTCAACAGCGTCGAACTCAAAATATTTTTTATCTTTTAATGGGTGATATAGGCTAAGTAGCTTTTGAAGAATTTGGTTTTCTTCTGGAACACTTAATACACCATCTCTAAAAGTAATATGCCCTAACGTTGCTTCGCCTTTTTGCTCATCTGCAAAAGGACTGTTCATATTGGTTGCATATCTTAATTCTCTTTGCTTTACTTGATCTTTATCAAAATATAACAAAGGACTTTTTCTAGTATGTTTACCTGGAATTGTTAATGTTAATGGTTGTTTGTTACCTTTAACAATATAAGTTCTAGGTTTTATTTCCCACTTTGGTTTTGTGGGTATTAATGGAGCAGCAACTTTTGTTACTACTTCTTTTTGAGGTGCAACCTCAACTTTTTTTGCTTCAGCTTTTTTAGCCATAATATAATATAATTAAATAATTTATAAAAAAAATAAAAACCCCTGCCCGAAGACAGGGATGATTATTATTGAGTGATTACACTCCTTTAAATAACACGAAGTTATTTGCAGCTTGTACAACTAAACATCTTTCAGATAAGAAGTTTACAGTCATAGCATCTAGGTCGCTAGTGAAAGCTCCACCAACAGAACCAGTTAACCAAGACTTCATGCGTCTGTCATCGGCTTGTGAAGCACGGTAACGAACGTGTAAGAATGGTCGTCTGATATTTGTTCCTAGAATCTGATCGTAAACAGTAGAAGTTCCAGCAGGAACTAACATACCCTCAATAGACGCAGGTCCAGTCATAGCTCCACGAGTAGAAGCATCGTTTAAGTATTTCCAGTCAGTTTTGTAGAAATCGTAAGATCCTCTACGGAAACCAGAAAAGCCTAAGTTCAATGCCATCTCTTCAGAGTTTTCAAATAATCCAAAAGCAGTTCCACCGCTAGATCCAGAAGATATTGCAGCTAGCATATCATCAAAATCAAGGTTAGTGTTTCTATTTAAGAATAACATGTTCTCTTCAATTGCTCCTTGGGTATCTAAATTTCTAAGAATATCATCAAAGTCATTTATACCGTTAGCAGCAGAGAATCCAACTTGCACATTACCTCTGTCTTCAACAGCGGCAAACAAACCTTCTGTACCTGTTACACCTGCAATTGTAGATGTAGCAGCAACCTGCTCACCTTCTACAACAGACATTTCTAGGTAATCCTCAAAACGTAGTCTTGTTTCAGACTCTGCTTTTAGGTACCATAGGTATCCATTTGTTCCATCTTCAGTAGCAACTTCTACCCAACCGATCTGAGCCGTGTCAGAACCATTGATTGAATATTGAGTTCTAATTATAATTGGCTTGTTAGAAAACTGAGTGAAAGCAGGGGTTATTGTTTGAATAGGATAATCGTTACCCGCCACTGCTAGTGCTCCAGTTCCAGCAATTGTAGTGTTTGTTCCTTTTGGATATTCAGAACCGTAAACAAATATCTTTACAGTGCCAACTAGTCCTTCAGTAGCTAATGTAGCAGAACCGTAAGGTAACACGTTTAATACACCTGTTGCAGTTTGTGATCCCGTTACTAAACACTTTGATTCTCCACCAAAGTCATCCATCACAACGATAGTTTGTTGTGGAGATATAACGTTAATAATGGTTGCAGCAACTGGAATAGTAATAGTACCTGCGGCACTGTTAATTACACAGTTGTCATAGGCTACATGTAGTCTATTTTGCTCAGACCATATTACTTGATCAGATGTCATTGGTAGTTCAGCCCCAACCATACGTAAGAATCCAGATAACGTACGATTTCCGTAACGCTCTACTTCTGCTTCGTAAAGTTCAGGTAAGTATTGTTGCGCAAAGTTTCCACCAGCTGCGCCGTCAAATGTTAGATAGTTATTAGCAAGCGGCTGTTGCAGCTGCGATGGTACTATCGAACCAAATTGTGGTGTTAATGCCATAATTTAAAAGTTTAATTAGTTAAAGTTTCGTTTTTTAATTTTTAGTTTAGACGAATCTAATCCACTTATTGATTTTACTTTTAAACCGTTTATAAAGACGTTTCCATCGGCAACCTGCCTAGGCTTGTCGTTACTTAAGTTTTTAGATGAGTCAACAATGTTTTTAACACCGTCAGCTCTTCCTTGCTCGTAAAAATGATTAGCGATTTTATCCGAGTTCATAGCAGCATACATAGCTTTGTGATAACCAGAAGGATCCGTCACGGCTCCATTTTTGTCTACAAATTTTGAAACAAAAGTGTTTATATTGAGCTGTGATTTTCCTACATCAGAAGGATTTTGTAGCTTATATCTAAACTTCTTTTCTCCTAAACTGAAATCAAAACCTTTGAAATCATCATTAAAAATCTGTTCAGTTTGTACTTTAAAATCCTGCTGAAGAGTTTTCGCATTCTCTTCTTGCTGCTTGTATCTATTGAAAAAGTCCGTAGCTTTTTGCTGATCTTGGGTAGCACCAGGTCTCAACTTGATCTCCTGGTAGTATTTATCCTTCATAGCATCAAGCTCCTTACGGGCTTTAGCAACTTCTTCCTTGAAAGCCAATTTCTTTTTTCTAATATCCCTTGGCTCATCAAGTTCCTCATCGTAATCAAAATTGTCTTCCATAAGGAAATCAACTTCTTCTTTGTCAAGATGAGGTTTAGTTTGTTTGTAGTACTCATTGAGTAATACTTTTTCATTTACATTAGAGTAGTCGTGATTTAGTCTTACGTAATCCTCTATTGTTCCACCTGTATTAGACATAAAGTCTACAAGTGATTGTATGTTTTCAGGTAATACTTTACCTTGTGTGACTTGGTCTTTAACGGCTTGCTCTGCTTCTTCGTAAAGCTCTGTTGTTTTTTCTTCTACCTCTTCTTCAGTTATTTCTTGGATTGTAACTTCTTGGGGCTTGGCATGTGTTTCTCCCACTTCTTTGCCATCTGCGGATGGTTCATGTGCATCCACGCTCTCTGTGCTTGGCTCTTGAATGGCATCTGTTTCTTTTTTCTCTGTTAAATCAACCTTTATAACATCTGGTATAACTTCTCCCTGTGCTTCTGGTTTTGTTAAATCAACCTTAACCGGTTCGTTGTTTGATGTATCGGAAAATTTCTTTGGCGTTTTTTTCTTACCTTTTAAAGAAAACTCACCTTCTTGCTTGACCTCTACGGCCTGATTTACTTCTGACATAATATAATATTATAAAATTAAAAATTATTTAGGACCAAAGGCCTCCAAGCCAAAGTCACCTAAATTATCGTTAGTAGATTCAAAATCGATAGGCGTTCCATCGTTCTGTCTCTGCTGTATCATTTGTGATTGTTGTGTTCCTATTATTCTAGCTCTTTTGTCTTTCCTGTCTTCAATATCTCCTTCTTTACCTTTCTCTCCATTAAATCTTTCTTTAGCTAGTTGCACGTTGTAATTAAACTCTTCTGCCATAAGCTCTCTTTTTATAGATGCCTCTGCTTGCATTCGCTGTATTTCAAACTGAGACTTAGCTTGCTCTAGTTGCATTTTTTGATCAGTCAATATTTGTTGCTTTTGAGTCTCAGCCATAGCCGTCTGCTCTGCTAGTTGGCCGTTTGCTTGAGCTTGAGCCTGCATATTAGCCTGAGCTGCTTTTTGATCTCTCTCTTGCTTTAGTCTACGTTTTTGCTTAAGCATTTGATTAGCTAGTTTCAAATTACGTATCTGTCTAAGGTCAATAGCGTCTTCTAAGTCAATACCACCTGTTTGCAATGCTACTTGTATGTTTTGTTCAAGCTGTGCTTTTTCTTCTTCGTCAGGTTCTAAGTCTAGAAATATACCAAAGTCATGGAGATTTAAGTTAGCAACCTCTTGTAGTGTTCTAACATTAAAAGTAGATATAGAATTTTTTAAAGACTCGGCTGTCAAAGGAAATCTAACTACATCAGCTAGTTTTTTAGAGATATTCTCACACAGCCTTAATGTTAGGTATAAGCTAGCATTGTTAATATGCTTGGTAGCTATATTTGATTGCTGTGCAGCTATTTTTTGTAGCCCAACTAGTGTATCTCTATCTGGTAAACTACCATCTCTAGCCTCATTAAGACCTGTTACGTCTCTAATCATTTGAACGTAAAAATTGTACGTGCTTACTAAAGCACCTATTTTTCCTTGTCCTGACGATGACGATAGCTCCTGAACTGGAACTTTACCTGCGTTCATAGCCCCATCTTGAGTGAGCGATCTACCAACTACTGAACCAGTTTGAAAATACATATTCAGCGCTTCGGCTGGATTATAATTAGTTCCGTTACCAAGATCAACTTCTGCTAAACCGTCCATATCTAAGAACACACCGTCCGGTACCATTCTTGATATAACCTGCTGCAGTTTTAAATGAGTTAACTGAATCATATCAGCAAAACCCATGGTTTTACTTACTATTGACTCTATTCTACCTTTGTATATTCTAGGCGCACAAATGGTGTAGTTCATCTCTACCTTAGTAGTGTCAGCCATTGGCCTAGTCATATTTTCAGCCATTCTCCAATCTAGCATCATATCAGTTCCTAGAACCTTAACACCTTCAAATAGAACTTCTATACTTCTTGAAACCCTATCAAACTTGTCGTTTGGTGGAGGATTAAATTCGTCTGTTTTTACTAGTATTTTTTCTAAACCTTGTTCTGTTTGCTTCAGTTTGAATACTTGATCCATATAGGTTTTGTATTCAAAATATAGCACTTGAACAGTATTCTCGTCATAAGCACCCCATCCGTATATATAGTTCTGGTTGCTATATGATTTTTGTATCTTAGATAACGCTTCGTCTGATATATGAGGAAACTGTTGTTTTATTTCTGATATAGTAACAGCCTTAACTTCACCTACATAATATATATCTTCGAAGTTTGGATCTTCCGTATACGAGTGTATCATATAAGCAGGATCTACATAATCTAAAGTTATGCCTTCTGATATATTAAAATTCGTTTTAGCAGCACCAATACCAAGTGTTACAAGATCATAATTCAATCTACGCTTTAGTAGGTCAAATTTATTTTTATCTAGAGTTTGAGTTATAGCCTCTTCTTCAGCAATTTCAATAGCTTGCTTATAAGATAGCTGTAAATGCAACTCCATTTCTTCCATTGTCTTTGGAAGATCTATTGCTGGTATGCTTGTACTAGAAACATCTTCTCCTGTAGTTTGCTTTACCTGCTGTATAATGTCTTGGCCAAACATGTCCATCGCTAATTTTGAAGCGTAGTCTGTTCTTTTTTTAATAGACATAGGATCATTTGCGTAAGCTTTAATGTCGTAGTCTTTGTTAGATATACCATTAGTTAGTATATCTACAAACTTAGATAGTATAGGCACTGGCTTCCAGTCTAAGTTCAAGTAAGACAAATCACCATTTATAGACAATTCATCTTTGTATTTTTGTGTTGATTGTTCTCCTCTAGCATAAAGTCTACGCTCATGGTAGTTGTTAAAAGAAGTTAGATATCTGTTTCCATTAGTTCTACCTTGTGCAAACCATTCAGACTGTATAGCGTCAGCAACTTGTGAGCCATACTTAGAACTTAATTTTTCCTCCAAAGGTACTACCTGATTGGGAAACGCACTGTTAGCATTATAATTTATATTCATTTACTTTATAATTTTAGAAGCAATACCGGTATTATCATATTTTTTTATACCTAAACTATAGGATATAATCTCTCTTTTTGGTATAGGTCTATATCTATTTTTATTGCAAGCCATAAGAGCTAATCCAGAACTTATAGACGCATCGTGCTTTGTCCTGTTATTTATGTTAAATCTACTCCAGTCGTTTAGTGTTTTTTGAAAATACATATCACCATAACCCTTGTCTTGTAAACCTATAAAATTTTCTATATACGTCTCTATAGCAGCGGCATGCGCTTGCTTTATGTCTTCACTTGAGTTTGGTATACCACCAATATCTCTTTCTGTTATTGACAACTTGTTGTAGATTTTATCTGGCCTATTCATGGAGAAGCCTCTATAACCTCTACGTTTAAAGTGGTATAGTAATCTAGGTTTATTGTTTTCACATAGTATAGGCATTCCATAAAATACACAAGCCATAAGTACGTCTTCAAAAAATATTTCAGCTGTCTGAGGTCTTGCTATGTATTCTAAGAAAAAATGATTAGGTGGAACATCAAGCATACTAAAACTAGTTAAACCATGAAGAGCTCCATTAGATCCTCTGTTATCAACAGTACCTGATATATCATAGCTATCACAGCCAAAGGCACCTAAACCATCATTACCAGGGTATTTAACCCCACTCTTTACTATTACACGATTTTGTAAGTTTTCAGGTGGAACCCAAGTAACTAAAAATCTACCATTGTTATTTGGAACAAATATTACGCTAGTATCTTTTACACCATCTCTCCACTGAAAGCTTCCTTTAGTAACTAAAGAGCTGTGTCTTAAGTCACCGTTAAAATCTATTTGCTCGTATATTTTAGTTAGGTTAAACAGTGACTGTTTTGCTTCGTCTCTAAAAGCATGATCCTCTGTTCTTGGAAACTGTCTATAGAATTCATTTAAAGCATCTTGATCTCCTTTTAAGCCATCAACTTCGTTTTGCCAATATTCTATAACACCTAAATCTATGGGGTTTCCATGTGGTCCTACAACATCTTTTCTTGGCGTGTCGAATACAGGTATGCCATAAGAATCAATGTATCCCTCGTAGTTCCACTCCATAGGTATGAACAAAGAATAGAGTCCTGAGCGAGTCTGTCCGTTGCGGTTTCTTTTTGTAACATCTGAATCATAGTAAAGTTTTTTAAAGTTTTCTCCACCTTTATCTAAGGCGTTTGAGGTTGAACCCATCATGCACTTACCTATAACTCTACTACCTAATCTAAGCGTTGTTTTTGTAACCCTCCAGTTGTTAAGGATGTTGTTTGGCCTTTCCCATTTGCCCGATTCGTCGTGGACGAGGAGTTTGAGTTTCTCACCATCGTATGAGTTGTCACCCGTGTTCTTCCAGTCGATTGTGGTATCAAGACCCGTGATTTCTTTAACCGTTTCGTTTGTGTCAAGTTTCTTACGTGTAAACTTGGAGGCAGGGACTCTGTATGCGAGCTCGGTTTTTGGCCTGTCCATACCGTCCTGTATTGGTTTGAAGAAGAATGGGTAGTTGACCGAAATTGGTACCACCTTATCCGTGAACATTGACTTAGCATCAGGTCCTGATTTGGACAATATTCCGTACCGTGAATCCGAGGATATTGTCGCAAGATTGACGGTCTCAGCCGAGGACATAAAGGAAAATCCTGAT